CTCCGGTCCGCCTAATTCAGCTAACATTGTATTAATTTCTTTATTCATAGTACACAGTATATTAGTTCTCCCTTACCCATGCAATGACTATGCCAATCTTACCCACTATCTAACCCCTGTATCTATTGACCTGTATCGGTAACATTATATTAGCTATCTCTAACATGACAATCTAGGGTAACAATCTACGCAAGTGTGACAGTCTACGGCATGTACTTGTCTAACTACTACTCACATTTTGGTAGGGGGGTTGCGACCCTTTTTACAACTGGACGCGCGTGTTATCCTAAGACACCCCTTGCATTTCCCTAAACTTTTTGCATACCGATAGTTGCAGCTAATAGGTGTATATAGGTAGTAGCTAGGTAATAGTATCGGCATCCCCGCTTGCATTGGTAAGGGAGAACTAATATACTGTGTACTATGAATAAAGAAATTAATACAATGTTAGCTGAATTAGGCGGACCGGAGATAGAACAGACTATAGAGTCTAGCTTACCGGTTAGTAATACCTACTCTCCTGGAGTTACTAGCGGAGTAGAAGAGCGCGCACTTTCTCTCTTAGGTTCTGGAGTACCAGCGGTGTCAGTAGCATCTGCATTAGGAGTTACTGAGGGTAGGATTTCACAACTTCTATCTAATAAAATATTTTTGGAACAAGTAGCCACACTTAGATTCAAATCCTTACAGGAACATAATGTAAGAGACGGTAAGTATGATACCTTAGAAGATAGATTATTAATTAAATTAGAGAAGTCATTGCCATTGCTAATGAGACCCGAATCAATCCTTAAAGCTATTAACATTGTCAATGGTGCTAAGAGAAGAGGACAATCAGCTCCTCAGCAGGTAGTTAATAATAACAATATAGTTAACTTAACTGTACCTGTTATTATAGCAGAAAAATTCACAACTAATATTAATAACCAAGTTACAAAGGCAGGTGAACAGGAGCTTCTTACCATGGGCTCAGGTAACCTGTTAAAGCAAGTAGAAGATGCGGAGAAGGAGAGAATAACTCATGTACAGGAAGAGGGGAGCTAGCCTAGACCTACAAGAAGTGTTAGATAAACTTGCAGCTAAAAAGGCTGGCAGAGAGTATGTTAAATCTTGCCCTGCTAGAGTACAGTACAATCCTTCTGATATACTTGCAGCTAAGACTGTACTTGACCGACTACTAGCTATGGATACTAGAAATGAGATAGCTAGTATAACACCTGTACCTAAGGAACTAGATATAGATGGAATATAAGAAAGATGATCTATTAAACCTATTAGGGGAGCCGCCTGATTCTACTAAGCCACCACTTCCTACTGGGTTTGTACCTCCTACGAATCTACCTAAGAAAGCAGCGGAAGGTCAAGACGGTATAGCAGTAGCTGATACAGTAGAGAGTATACGCCAGATAGGTGCTAGTTCAGAAGAGATACAAGCTCTAGCTAAGAATGACTTAGATTTCCTAGCTGCTATAATAATGCCGCTTATCTTTACCTTCTGTTTTCCTCCAGTGTTTAAATCAGTATGGGCTTGGCTCTTATCTTATGTAGGTCAGCACCGTACATTCCCTCAGTTAGCTCTAGGTTTACCTCGTGGATTTGGTAAGTCTACACTGATGAAAATATTTCTAATATACTGTATACTATTCACAGACCGTAAGTTTATACTTATAGTAGCAGCTACAGCTAAGCTAGCAGAGAACATACTATCTGATGTAATGGATATGTTAGAAGAGCCGAATATTAAAGCTGTGTTTGGTGATTGGAAGATGGGAGTAGAGAAGGATACTCAATCTCTTAAGAAGTTTGGCTTCCGTGGTAGAAACATTATACTAGCAACCTCTGGCGCAGAAGGCTCTATTCGTGGCTTATTAATAAAGAATCAACGCCCTGATGTAATGCTCTTTGACGATATACAATCTAGGGAGTGTGCAGATAGTCAGTTACAATCGTCTAGCTTAGAGACTTGGTTAGTAGGAACTGCAATGAAAGCTAAGTCTCCTACAGGTTGTATGTTCCTATTCGTGGCTAACATGTATCCTACTAAGCACAGTCTCTTACGTCGTCTTAAGACTAATCATACTTGGATTAAGTTTATAGCTGGCGGTATATTAGCAAATGGTACTAGCTTATGGGAGGAATTACAACCTATAAAGCAACTTACAGCTGAGTTTGAGAATGACTTAGCTATGGGTCATCCCGAAATTTTTTACAGTGAGGTACTTAATGATGAGAACGCAAGCGCGAATAATCTTATCGATCTATCTAAGCTTCCTGCGGTCCCATATGAATCAGGTGATATACCTGCTGGCAATTTTATTATCATTGACCCCGCTACTGATAAACTTGGTGCAGATGAGGTAAGTATAGGTTACTTTGAAATCCACGAAGGCTATCCTATACTAATGGAACTAGAAGAAGGTAGATTCTCTCCAGGTGAGACTATACGTAAGGCTCTAGGGTTTGCATTAACACATAATTGCAGACTCATAGCTACTGAAGCTAATGCTTACCAATACTCCCTTCTCTACTGGTTCGAACAGATATGCTTACAGATGGGTATAGTAGGGATAGAAGCTGTACCTATCTACTCAGGTTCCCGTGCTAAGAATGCTAGAATCTTAGAGTACTTTAAAGCGTATGCTCAGGGAGAACTATACGCAATAGATGAAGCTAGATTATCTCTTCATATGCAGATTACCCAGTTTAACCCGTTAAAGCGCGATAACACTGACGGCATCTTAGATCTAATGACTTATGCACCAAGAGTAATGCAGGAATTCGCGGAATTTGTAATATCAGGTAACATCATAGAATCACAGGAGTTTGATGCTATAGAAGTACCTGAGTTTAACTCATGTTTTTAACACAGCTAAATAGCTTATAGGAACTTATTATGTACAATTTATATAAGAAAGGCAGATACACTCGTAAAGCACATCTTATAACTAAGGATGATGCTATTAGTAAGTACCCTAATCCATTAGAGCTAAAGGAGTTAGAGGATTGCTATTGGCTACGAATTCCTGGGCATCTTCCTATTAAGTTCGAAGCTAAGTATGAAGTTACTGCTGGTGACTATATAGTAGCTACTAAGAAAAGCGGGCTTAGGCATTACAGAGCCGAACGATTCGTTGACTATAACCTAGTACAGGGATAAGGAATTAACTAATGGTAGCTTCCACATCAGTAGCATTATCTAAGAAGTCACAGGCAGGTCTTATAGAATACTATAGAAGCCTGCAGTCCTTACAGAATGTAACTCGTAGTGAGTTCCGTTCTCGCTTGGAAGAAGTAGACTTACAGTATCAGCGTGAAAAGAATAGATCTGATAAGCACAAAGCCGCTCAGGCTGCTAACAGACAGGGTGACCCAGATAGATATCAGGATATGACTGTGCCTGTAGTTATGCCACAAGTGGAAGCAGCTGTAACTCATCAATCATCAGTCTATCTAACAGGCTCTCCGCTATTTGGGATAGTATCTGGCCCTGAGTTTATGGTTGAAGCTTTACAGATGGAGTCTATCTTAGAAGATCAGTCTATTAGAGGTGGTTGGGCTAGAGAGCTTATAATGTTCTTTCGTGATGGTTTTAAGCATAACATGTCTTACTTAGAGGTAGATTGGGCACAGGAAGTTACCTACAGTGTAGCAACTGATATAGATAAGGACCTTAAGAATGGTAAACCTAAGGAGATAATCTGGACAGGTAATAGAGTAACGCGTCTTGATCCTTATAATACATTTATAGATACTAGAGTCCCTGCATCTGAAGTATATAAGGACGGTGAATTTGCAGGTTACACCAATCTTATAACTAGGATTAAACTCAAGCAGTTTATCTCAGAGTTACCTGATAAAATTGTAGCTAATATAGTCCCCGCATTCGAATCTGGCTTAGGAGGTAATGCAGGAGCTAAAGATGCGTCTGCTATGAATTACTTTATACCTAACATTAATCCATTCGTAGCTGAGGAAGATTATTCAGCTGGTGGTACTGATTGGATGAGATGGGCAAGTTTATCTAGTTCTGCAAGAGACTTACCTATTGAGTATAAAGATACTTATGAGATTACTACTCTATACTGTCGTATACTCCCGTCTGAGTTCTCTATGCATGTCTCTAATAGAGAGACTCCACACATTTTTAAACTTATCATTATTAACCATGAGCATATTATATACGCTGAACAACAAACTAATGCTCATAACTATTTACCAATTCTAGTAGGTCAGCCGCAGGAAGATGGTTTAGGTTATCAGACTAAATCTCTAGCTCAGAATGCTGCACCTTTTCAGGAACTAGCAACTGCTTATATGGCTTCTATTATAGCCTCTAAAAGAAGAGCTATTAGTGATAGACTTCTATATGACCCTTCTCGTATTACTAGTGCAGCTATTAACTCAGCTAACCCATCTGCTAAGATACCAGTTAGACCTGCTGCTTATGGTAAACCTTTGAATGAAGCTGTATATCACTTCCCTTACAATGAGGACCAGACTGTAAACTCTATGCAACAGATAGGTGTTATAGTCGAATTCTCTAATCAGTTAGCTGGACAGAATAGAACTTCTCAAGGACAATTCACTAAAGGGAATAGAACCTTAGAAGAGTTCGATCGCGTAGAATCTAATTCCACAGGTAGAGATCAGCTAGCTAGTATCTTATATGAGTCCCAAGTATTTGTTCCTATGAAGCTAATACTTAAACTTAATATACTCCAGTTCCAAGGTGGCGTTACTATATTTAATCGTGATAAGCAAGTAGCTGTAGAAATTGACCCAGTTAAACTAAGAAAGGCTGTAGTAGAATTTCAGGTAAGCGATGGATTAATTCCATCTGAGAAGCTTATTAATGGTAAGACCTTAGGTACTGCATTACAAGTTATAGGTAGCTCCCCTCAGATATCCGGAGGTTATAATATAGCGCCACTGTTCTCCTATCTAATGAAGACACAAGGAGCAGATCTAACAGCTTTCGAGAAGTCTCCTGAGCAGGTAGCATTTGAAACAGCTTTAGGTCAGTGGCAGCAGTTAGCTCAGTTTGCTATAGAGAAAGATGTAGATGTTAATAGCTTACCTCCGCAGCCATTACCAGAACAGTTTAATTACGACCCTAGACAGAACGCACCAGCACCAGAAACCGAAGAACAACCCCAAAGACAAGAACTCTTAGAATAGAAGGATAAACCCATGGCACAATTAATAGATAACGCATTCTCTAGCTACGAGCTTACTGATCAAGAGATGACAGAAGGTTCAATACTCACTATTACTCAGAAGCAAGTAATTCAAAACCAGGTAGCTATGTTTGCAGAGCAGCAACTAGCTCTAAGGTATGACCCTAATAACCCAATACTGTTTGCGCAAGAACAAGCTGAGAAGAAGGGAGGCATAGAAGCATTACAATGGTTGCTTACTATATCTGAGTCTGCTGAAGAAGCTAAAGCTTATGTTGAGCATCAAGATTTAAGAGAGAATACTACTCTCTCAGAAGCAAGTAATACACAGCAGATTAATAGTATATTCCAGAATCTACCAGCAGTAAAACCAGTACTTAATGATAAGCAACCTAAAACCTAACCACAAGGAAACTCCCCATGAGCATATTTAATAACATCTTTAATAAGAAACCAGAAGCTACACCAGCGCCTGTAGCACCAGTAACAGCTGCACCAGTAGTAGCGCCATTAACGCCAGGTAATATACCAGCTGTACCTGCTGTAGCTATTGACCCTAACAACCCTATTGTTCCGTTAGTACCAGAAACTACACCTGCGGTAAAAGAAAACGAATCCCCACTTGCTGAGTTTAGTAAGATATGGGATACTGACCCTAATAAGAAAGATGAGATAACTAATACACCTGTACCTTTAGATCAAGCTAAGGTACAAGAGTTAGTAGCTAAAGCAGACTTCTCTAAGAATATTCCCCCAGAGATGCTAGCAGCTATTAACGAAGGTGGAGACGGAGCTACAGCTGCAATGGCTCAGATGATGAACTTTGTAGCTCAGCAAGTAATGACTCAATCCATCGTTGCTAATAATAAGTTAAACGAGAAGAATATAAAAGATGCACTAGCGGCTCAAGCTGCTCAACTCCCCGATATGTTAAGACAGCAACAGTCTGCTGATCACCTTAAATCTAAAAACCCTATTTTTACTGACCCCGCTATTAAACCTATGATAGAAGCTTATCACTCCCAGTTCCTACAAAAATTCCCCAACGAAACGAGTACGCAAATAACTAAGAGAGTTGAAGATCTCGTTTTAGCTATGGGCGAAGCATTCGGACCTAAGCCAGTTGTTGATACTAACACTGATGGTGAACAAGATTGGACTAACTTCTTACCAGAAGAGCAAGTCTTTTAATTTTTTAACTTAACTTTATATTGGAGATACAACTATGAGTTTTTTACGACCTAACGTCTCAGAAGACGGTAAGTTGGTACAGCCTATGAGAGCAGGAGCTGGCTTTTTAGCTAACGTATCTCCTAAACTCTTTGTGGCTGAATCTGACGAAACCTTAACGGTAGCGGAAATTGGCGGTGGACTTATCATTCAAGGTACTACACTTACCAGCGATGTTACCTACACCTTACCTACTGCTGCTCTTATTGCAGTTGAGTGGGATACAATGGATGTAGGTGATGCTTACACTTTCTATGTAGGTAACGCACAAGCTGGTGCATTTGATGTAGTTATTGGCGCTGGTGTAGGTAATACTGCGCAAGGTGCTAACAATAGCTTATCTGTACCACCTCAAGCTAGCCGTATGTTTACACTAGTTAAAACTGGTGCAGCTACTTTCGACTTATATTAGAGCTAACTACTAGTTCTATTTCTTTTAACCTTTAGATTTTTAATTCTTTTAACCATAGCCTTTTGGCTAATTTGGAGATTATACTATGACTGCAGGTGTCTTTAATACCAGCAATTTTACAACTGATCTAGCTAAGAAGTCATTCGCAGCTATGATTACTCGTTTAATGCCTAATGGTAACGCGCCCTTATTTGGGCTTACATCAATGCTTAGTTCGGAAACCGCCTTAGCTGTAGAGCATGGCTTCTTTACTAAGACTATGGTCTTTCCGGAAGGTAAGATTAATCAAGCGCTAGATCATCCAGCAGGTGCGACGCTGTTAGATTTAGATACAACTGTTAACTTGCTTCCAGGTATGATCATGCGAGTTGAGCAAACTGGTGAGAACATTATTATCAATAGCGTTCCTAACAGTACTCAGATCGTAGTTGCCCGTTCTATAGGCTCTGTAGCAGCAGCTATCATATCTGACGATGATGATCTGTTCCAAGTAGGTAATGCGTTTGAAGAAAGTTCTAACCGTCCTACTGCGAATAACATCATTCCAGTGCGAGTTACTAACTTAACTCAGATCTTCCGTAACACTTGGGCTATCTCTGGTTCAGCTAAAGCTACATCAGTTATCGCTGGTGACAGTACTGATGCAGAGAATAGACAGGATGCTGCTGCGTTTCATGCTGCTGACATTGAGAAGGGTATCTTCTTTGGTCAGAAGTCTCAAGGTACTCGTAACGGACAACCTTTCCGTACAATGGGTGGCTTGATTGAAATGATTGAAGATCTATCTTTCTATCCTCCTAGCTATAGTGCAGTTAACAGCTTTGTTGCTGGCGCTACTACTAACTACACTCAGTTAGAAGCCTTCTTAGATCCAGTATTCGATCAGACTACTGACCCTAAGGGAGCAAGAGAACGTATCTTGTTCGTAGGTGGTGTAGCTAAGCGAGTTATCAATAACATTGGTCGCTTGAATGGTCAGTATGAACTGGTAGACGGACAGACTAACTTTGGTCTAGAGTTTACTACTCTTACTATGCCTCGTGGTAAGTTCCGTATTGTTGAGCATCCTCTGTTCAATACTAACGCAATCTGGAATAGAATGGCTATCGCTATTGACCTTCCTACCTTTAGACTTGCTTATCTTCAAGGTCGTAAGACTATGAATATGGAGTTTAACACTAAAGGTGACCAAGCTCAGGACAATGGTATCGATGCTATTGGTGGTACTCTTACTACAGAAGTTACTACTGTAATTAAGAATACTCCAGCTAATGCTGTTATCCGTAACTTCACTGCTGCTGCTGTAGGATAACAGCTCAGTAAGTTAGTAGTACTTATAAAGGCTGCTTCTGTAATGGAAGTGGCCTTTTTAGGTGACACCAACCCATGAATATACAACCTAAGGATACTCCCCATGACTAATACACCTGATTTAAGTAAGTTAAAGATTAACAATACAGCTAGCGATGGCCGTAGTCCAGAGATTAAAGGACAAGGAGCTACTGGAACTGACTTCGATAGTCTTAACCTAACTAGTAAAGACCCGGCTCCTACTGGTGGTGATAACCCTAATCAGGATCCAGCACCTGATACACCTTATCCTACTTCTACCCAAGAACCTGTTAAAGAAAAAATCTATCAGCAATATAACTCTACTCGCCAGTCTCAAAGACTCTTTACTGAGTTAGGCGTTCCAATTACTTTCTCTGGTTTCGAGTTCATTACTAAGAATAAGGATATTATAAAGTACTTAAACCACCAGATTGCTATAAGAGGTATACCTGGTATTAGCATAGGAGAAAAGTTATCTACCGCTAAGAAAAACCCTATGGAAGAGCTAAGAAATAAACACTTTGCTGAGTTCCAGAAGATGAAAGATGATGAACGAGCTAATATGGCTAGAGGCATTAAGCAAGATATGGGAAGTACTAAACCTCTAAGCGAACAGCAATTAGGTGCTGTAACTTCCGGTCAAGTAGCTTCTCCTACCTAACATTAACACTAATAGTCATTAATTTAGCTATCCGACATTAGGTGTTAGATAGTTAATTTAAGGTTATTAACACAGGAATAATATTATGCCAAACCAAGATACTATACAAGAGACAACTAACTCAACACCTCCTCAGAATGCATTAGCAGTTACTCCTAGCAATACTGTTGACCTATTAAACTTTACTCGCGGTATATATGTAGGAGTTGCAGGCGATGTTAAGGTTAAAATGGCTGGAGCTAGAGGTGATGAAGATGTTACCTTTGTAGGCTTAGCAGCAGGTATTATTCATCCTATGGTAGTTAAACGTATCTTTGCTACAGGTACAGCTGCTACTAGTATTGTAGCAGTATTTTAAGGTTATATAGAGAATGGCAACTGCTAATAATTGGAATATGACAGGGTGGACTCAACAGAGTTCTAGTCCTATTTTAGATAGTGTTAATCCTAATAATGTTAGGAATGATGCCAGTAATCTATGGACAGCTACAGCAACCGTTAAACATAGTAATTCTGATAATCTGTTATCTTTTGTTACTCCTCACATTGTTATAAGCTCAACACAAACAGTTAAAATTCAAGTAAGCAGACCCGCAGGATTAAACGGTGCTTGTTCTGTTACGATTCAAAGCTTTAATGTAACTGGTGATTGTGCAACTTTAAGCGGCACACACTATACAGCATTAAGTCAAGTGGTGGCTTTCGCAGACGGTGAGACAGGCATTAAGGAAGTTGATTTAGTTGTCACCAATATGGCAGCGGCAGGACTTCACTTGATTGGTGTAGAAATGGTTAGCCCGTCGAATTGCATAGTTCATCATCCTAGAGTTTACGTGCATTTAGATGATGGCGGGGTGAATACGTCAGCAACTAGTGTCACTTCTGCTATTCAGTCAACATTAGAGGAAACTATCAATGCAGCGAGCGCTGGCACTTTGATTTATATGAGAGATACCAGTGGCGCTTATACCTACAACAATCGTACGGACAGTCAATCAGATGGCGGCAATACAGTCAATACCAGAAATGGTACTCAATCTGCGCCGATTATTATTGCGGGGTATCCTGGGGAATCACCTGTTATCGACCAAGAGAACGCGGGTACACATGACGGTAGCGGTGTTGATGATTGCGCTGGATTTTACTTAATAGGTTCCAGTCATTTTGTTTGGTTTATGGATATTGAAATCACTAATACAAGTACGTCTGGAATATTAAGTAAATCAGGTCCGTTATTTCCTGATGGGTTAAATGTTATTCGATGCCATATACACGACCTAGCCAACCAACTGAATGAAGGTAAAAATTGGGATAATCTTTCAGCAATTAGGTTAGATGATGCGTCTAATTTAGTCGTTTTTGATTGTAGCATTCATAATATTTACGATCCAAATTTATCATCAAACCCAATTGATAGCGTGCCGCTTGGCTTACATGCAGGAATTCATGGTTATAGATTAGAAGCTTCTTGGATAGTCAACAATACTTTTGATGTATGTTCTCGCCATATTTACCACAAACGGGCCAGTATGCAAGATCCTGGAACACCGAGGATCGGCCATCATATCAGTAGGAATCTGTTTCTTCGTTGTTCTACGGCTGTTATTTATATTGGGGTACAAGGCGGTGGGGATACTCCAGCAAAGGATATTATAGTTGAGCATAATGTTGCAGTACAAACTGTGGGTCCAACGACTGATTTTGTTAGAATTGTTTATAAAAGTGACGTTATCGCACAGCCGACAGGTTTGTTTGTATTTAATAATACGGTGATAGGTGGATATAATCTTTTTTATGCTCAAACAATGGAAGAGATAGTCTCTTATTCAAATGTCATTCAGTCATCCAGCAGCGTCATACAGTTAGAGCAAGATTTAACCTATAACACATCATTAGAATATTCTGATTACAATATGATGAACAATATATCTGCGGGAGATAGTAAAATCGCTATTACTGATCGAAATGGAGGAGCTAATACATATAGCAGTTTATCAGCATGGAATGATGCGTTTAACGTCGATTCAGATCCTCAGTTAGCTAGAGACATGGATGAAAATTCTATTGAGACAGCGCCTACTTTTACAGACTCCGCTAACGACGACTACACAACTACAACAGGTAATACTCAAGGTGCTGGAAGATTTAGCCGTGATATAGGCATTGGCTCCGTAGTAGTTGGCAGTAGTATATAACTTTAAAAGGATAAGAATAGTGATCTTTGACGGCTCAACTCAATACGGTAACTTTACTGGAATAACCAGCACTGAACGCCTTAAGTGGAGAATCACACTAACCTCTGATTATCCTGACCCTGATGGTGGTGACTTCCCTAAACTAATAAATACCCTTGTCGGTGGGGGTACTGCATGGATAGGTACAGCACCTTCTACAAATATACAAACGGAAGGCGGGGTAGATCAATTTACGGTAGATACCGGTAGTGACCCGGTTGGTGTTTCGCAGTGGAATCCAACCACCGCACCAAGTGGTTCTATAATAGCATTTAGACTTAGTACGTTTGCCAACTACGAGTCATCAATGAGGTTGTGCGCAGATGACCTACTAACAACTGAATTTTACTTAGCCGTAGGTATATCATTAATTGAAATTTACGCAGATGATAACACAACCCTGCTGCATTCATTTGATTTAGACAGCCCATCAAGTGCCACCATTAATGATTCAGTTGGTAGCGCCGTTTTAACGCTTGTTGGGTTTACGTTTGGTGGAACAGTTACCGATGTCAACACTGATGAAGTCATAGATGATGCTGAGACAAGTAACACTCTAACTGTTAGTGGGTTTGGCGACGATATCAATGAAGTTAAGTTAATTTCAGGGGCAGCAGAAACTGATGTATTAAATCTGGCTGGTTCAGGTGATGACTATACCTTTGATAACATAGATATAGCTGCTCTTAGTTCTATTACAGCAGGAGCACCATTAACCTCTGCCAATAATGTAGTACAGATAGAAGCTAGTGATGGAACTGATACCGATACATTAATAGTCATTAGTAACCCTAAAGCTGGCTGGGCAGTACAAGAAATAACCAGCGCAGTTAAGACAGCGGGTTCAGTGTTTGAGGGTTTTACAGGCACTATCCCTGATACTTCTCAGGTCCTATATCCTACAGCAGAGAATACTACGGTAAGTGCTACGGGAGCATATGCCTCAGATAATACAACTACTAATGTAACTATGCTTTACTGGGACGCCACTAGCGAACAGTGGGAACCGTTTACAGGTATTATTAATGTAGCAGCTAATGTTGCAGTAGGTAATAATGCTGGATTAAACCTTAGTATGAGCTTAGGATTATAGGAGACTAACATGAATTTTGATGAGCTATTAGAAGAAGTATTTCTTATTACTAACCGTAGAGATCTCGTAGCTGAGACAGAAAGTGCGGTCAAGCAAGCTACACTTAAAGCTCATAAGACTGATTATTATAGTAAAGATATATTTGAATCTGGAGTAGATCTGAAGTCCTTAGATTTTAGACATAGTTTAGATTATATATCTCTCTTCTCTAACTTCCGTACCCTTAAATACTTTAAGCGTGTAGAAGACGAGAATGATGATGTAGGTAAGCTCTTTGATATCATTACTCCAGAAGAAGTTATTGATGAATACGAACGTAATAGAACAGATATACTATATGTAGCTGGAAGAGTATTAGAGATAAGAAGCTCAGTAGAGTTTCAATTTGCATTACTTGGTGCTTATGTATACCCTGTAGTAAGAGAAGGAGCTTATAACTCTTGGGTAGCAGAGCAATACCCGTTCGCAATTATACATGAAGCTGCTAGAAGAATCCTTTTAAGCATTGGTGACAGAGATGAATCTAATGGACAGAGAGATCTTCTAGCAGAAGAATACGCAGAACTTAAACTATCAGCTGTGACTGACACAGGATCTTAGGAGATTTATATTATGGCTAACGGCGAAGCTTCCATCTGGAACCCAAGAACACTATTACAGCTTTCCTCTGATACTAAGAGAATAGAAGAAAAGCTAACTGCAATAGCAGGGCAGACCTTATTCACACTTAAGGATTTTGCTTACGTTGTGGATACAGGATCTTTAGCTATATACTTACTTACTAAGGCTGACATGGCTTTAGGTGTAAAAGGCGGTAGGCTTCTTAAAGAAGGAGTAGATTGGGCTGAAGGAACTGCATCAACTTTCTCTTTAGTTATAGCCGCATTGGCAGGAGATCAGATTACTGCTGTAGGCTATGTAGCTATCACTGCTAATGTAGATGTAAGAGATACCGATATATTTATATCTAATTACCAAGCAATACGAGACTATGCTGGTACAGAGATTACTCTATATGCACAGGGTACAGCTACCCATGCTGATGGTGGAGAGAGCTTCTTTAATAAAGTTACTGGAGCTGCACCTGGAACCCATGTAGATAACAATTCAGATGTTATTGTCCCTACTGGTGGCGATGGATCAATAGCTTGGTTAAAAGTCCATGTAGTTGAAAAGCTTGTAGTTGATCTTGCTGCTGCTATTGCAGATCCTTCTATTGCTGTAGGTGACAGATATATTGTAGATGAGCGAATCGCTACTTTTGGAGGTAAGGGTATTTGGGACGCTGTAGATGCAACTACTGTAACAGAGAATGAGATAGACATTGTAACTGTAAGTGCTACAGTAAGTCTTAAGCTTCTAGTAGAAGATGTTCTAAGTATCTCACAACTTGGTGGAGGACAAGGAGGTCCAGATGATGTAACTAAATGGGATAGAGGCATAGCACTTTGCAGGAATGATGTAGCTATCTGGCATATACCTAAAGATGCAGATACTTGGTTAGCTTCTCAAGTGGTTTGGTTTGATGACTTACATATTCATTGGGAAGGTAAGGTTACTAGAAACTGGACTACTACAGCTACAGATAAAAGAGACAAAGCTACATTTAGAAATGAGCATGCTCCTGCATCTACTAGTTATATTATTAATCCTGGCCCATTCGTACCAAGCAGCGTTAATAATAATATTACTGTTACAGGGAACGGAAAGCTAGTTCTTAGTGCAGCAGCGGCAGCGGCAGCTACAGGTGCAGTTTTCGCTGGACCACACTTAGCAATAATGGCTTGTAATAATCAATTCTACGGACCTATATCATTACATGGTGGCTGTAATGAATGGGCTACTATTCTATGGGGAGATAATATAACTTTTGATAATATAAAAGTTAGAGACCAAGTAGAGATATTTGAAGATGGTATACACGTACTAAGCGGCGATAATATAACTGGAAGTGTAGACGCTGAAAGTGGTGATGATGCTTTTGCTGCAATAAATAACTATAATCTCCCCATATCTAATGTTAATGTAGAGGTTAAGTCTGACTCTAATAAAGGATATGCTGTTAGAATAGGATTAAATCGAACAGGTGTAACAGCTGCTTTCGGGCCTGTTACAGAGAAAGCTAAGGGTATAAATATAACTGTTGTAGGTAAAGCAGGTAAAACTAGAAACGGACTTATCCTTATTCAAACTGATAGTGCTAATGCTAATTATGATACGGTTGAAAAAGTAACAATTAACTGTCATTTAGAGCATGGTGACGTAGGCGGTCACGATGGAATTAACCCTTATGGAGCTATATTAGATGGCGGTAAGGATATTGAAATTAATGGAACATTTATCAATGTTATTCGTTCTTCTATCTTATCTAACAATACAACTAATGTACGCTATAATATTAATACAGATGCGCCTCAATCAGCCTCATTTAGAACTGTTGACTTACTCGATTGCGAAGAAACTGTATTAGACGGTAGTTATCCAGCTAATACAGTTCAAGCTGTTACTATTGATGGCGGAAGTACTGATATCAAAGCAATTCTAAGCGAGATACCTACAGGCTCAGCAAGTGTGAGGGCGCAGAATGCTGCTATTATTAATTACTATGCGAAAGTTAAACGTGCTTCTGGTGCAACTAGTGTTAGAGTTATTAGAAACGAGAGTACAACCTCAGAGATTTACATGGGTGGTACAGGATTAGATGTTACTGATGTAGATTTTATAATGCAGTTTATAGCAGATCCATTAGTTTACCGTACATTAGGTGGTAGAGGACTTAAGAAAACTGTAGCTATTATATCAGACATTATTAGTGTTAACGGCTTAGAAGAAGTTGATATGCTGACAGAAGGTACGGCTCCGGATACTTTATCTTTCTTAAACACTATGCAAAAGGGTCAAAAATTAACTATTAGGAACGGCGAAGCTGATCCAGTAACCAATACTATATCAGTGGATGATAGCTTAGGGAATATTGTTATGTCTGCATCACCTTATGTAATAAATGATTCTGACAAAGTACTGAAAGTTGAAGATGATGGTACTAATGTACAAGAAGTAACACGATACTAATTGACTAAACTAATCCTATATGAATAATACTAAGAGAAACGTATAATGGTTACTAAACTAGAGATAGATGATATGGAACGCAGATTTAACGAACGTATGGATAGTATGGAGAAGTTATGTCAGAGTAACACGTTGGCTATAGCTGGTTTAGCTGTACGTCAAGATATACTGACAGGTAACCTGGAGACATTAACTGCTGCTACACAGGGTATGGTTAATGTATGGTCAGCAGGCAGAACATTACAGCAGGCTGCTAAATGGCTATCTGGGTTTGCTATTATAGGTACAATGGTAGCTTGGTGGACAGGTAAGATATAAGATATGGCTCAGCAAGAATATAAAATAGATATAAAGAATAGTATATTCCCTATGCTATCTGAACAGCAGACCAGAACTATTATAGGTAGTACTGCTGGTGAAGCTCCAGGTAAGGAAGATAAGCCGCACATTGCTTACTGTCATAATGTTATGCCTAGCAAACAAGGTATGGATAGTGTAGGGTTCTTATCTGTTATTCCTGTTTTATCTACTCTCCCTGTTGGTCTTTCTTTCTCAGACGTAAGAGTAGTATATGGTACTGAAATGTCTAGACTATATATCGCATGGGATACTAATGGCAATGCTTATGCCCTCCCTAAAGGAGCTACAGCTTGGAGAGCATTACCTGCAACTATACCTGCTACATCTAGTTCCACATTCTCTATAGACTCTATTACTGTTGGTACAGTTAATGGCGTATCTTATATATTCTTCTCTAAGATTGGCTGCTTTAATTACAATGAGAGTACTAATACATTAGACGAAGTAACTCTTACCGGATTATCTATACCCGATATCTTAGGTGTAGTTGCTTCTTCTGGGTATCTAGTAGCTTACACTAATTTAGCTATAGCATGGAGTAGCACTATACTCCCTACCGATTTTGTACCTAGTCAGGTAACAGGATCTGGCGGCGGTAACGTAGCTAACATAGCAGGAGACATTATATTCACTACTGATAACACCTTAGGTTTACTGATATATACTGCTGCTAATACAGTAGCTGGAACCTATACTGGTAATGCTGCGTTTCCTTTTAAATTCAGAGAAGTAGATAACTCTAAAGGCGGCATTAACCTAGATCGTGTAGCTTATGAAGCTAATTCTAAAGAGCAATTTATATATTCTAAGGCAGGACTGCAAGCTATCACCTCCCAGAGAGCCGAGAATATGCTACCTGAAGTGACTGATTTTCTAGCAGGTAGAAGGTTTGAAGACTACAATGAGATTACTAACCTATATGAGATAACAGACCTTACTGGTACTGAGACTATGGTTAAGAAGATTAAGTATATAGCTTCTAGGTATCTGGTTATATCTTATGGTCTACCTTCTACAGGGTTTACTCATGCAATAGTCTTTGATACAGCATTGAAGAAGCTAGGTAAGATTAGAATAGATCATGTAGATGTATTTGAGTATATAGGTGCACAGTCTGAGATTAGCAGAGAGTCTATCTCATTCCTACTTCCAACTGGTGAGGTTAAAGCATTAAACTTCTCAGTTACAGTTCCTTCTGCGGGCTTAATCATCTTAGGTAAACTCCAATTCGTTCGTAATAGAAACATCACACTGTTAGAAGTAGAGGTAGAGAATGTACCTACTGATGGAACACTCGTTGTATCTACTCAAGCTGCATTAAAAGGTAAAGCATTCAGTGTAGTAGCAGGCAGTTTAAAGGATACAGATGAGCTACTTAGAAGATACAACTTTCGCTCTGATGCTAAGAATCATTCTCTTATATTCGCTGGTCAGTTCAATCTGGTTACCGCTCAGGTTACTTACAAAGTTACAGGTAAGAGATAATGGCCGCCCCTACTGCACCTATTAATACCTACGGCTCTACTACTGATCTGTCTATAGCTCACTTGCCTATGGGTGCAGATGATAACCCGCCTCTATATGAAGAGCTATTAGATATACATAATGCAATGGAGACACTGCTTAAATCTAGCGATAGAGGTGGAGGTAGAAACTTAGCTTTCATACTAGTTACTGATGACTATACTGTACTTGATACAGATTATACAATACATACAGATACTACACTAAAGGATATTACTATTACTATGCCTGAGATAGCCGCAGTAATAGGTTATCCCTATGAAGTAGTACAGATAGCTGGAGATAAAGAGACTCTTATAATAGGTGATAGCGCAGATGAGAAAGTAGATGATGACCCTACTGGTATCACTATAGACTTATTAGAGGCGCTCCCTATTAAAAACGATGGCGAAAACTGGTGGATTAATAACTAATGTCACATCCCTTATTACCCAAGAATAGTAACAAAGATAATGCCCTGTTTAGGCAAGGTAAGCCGGACTTTCTTAAACTGGCTATCGACCCTTTTCCTATACCTACTGACCCTAAAGACATAGGTGCTATATTAGAAGTTACTGACACCGGAGATAGATTCAGATGGACAGGTTCTGCTTGGATACAGAATACTCTTGAAGGGTTTGACCTTGTACATACGGATGCAGATGTAACTACTTATGGAGAACAAGCTATAGCAGAAGGTACACCTATAGCCCAGTTAAATTCTTCTTATGGTATACTAAATAATATCCTTGCTGTAGTAGATGCAGCAGCTTCTGGTTCAAATACTATAGCAGATAACATGTATACCTGTAAGACGGGAACTACTTTAGGTGGACTAGCTAGTATACTATCACAGAGGCAGATGAAAGTAAGAGCAGGTCAGAGTGGTAAAGCAACATTCGATGCTAAGTTTAGTGTAGGAGTAGCTGGCTCACAGCAGGTAGCAGGACTAATTACA